CCGCAGTAGCGTTCGCGGTGGCGCTCGATGGATACGTTGGTGAGTCTGACCCGCATTCCCTTGGGGAACTGGTCGCGGATGTCGGTGGTTTTCATGGTGACCCTCCTCTCGATTCAGAAGCTCAGGCATAGAGCATGATGTAGTCGTGAGCGACTTGGGCCAGCGTATTGATTTCCGCAGCGGTGGGCTGCTTGTACCACTCGGCCACGCCTCGGTCGACCCAGATGAAGGGAATGCAGGTGCCGGCGCAACTCCCGACCTGTGCGGCGAAGTAGTCTTTGAAGCGCAGGCGAAGGTGGTCAATCCTGCCGTCAGTGGTGCTGAGAATGGTCACGTCCAGCGTCTCGAAGTGGTCGGCGGTTCCGCAGGTGACGAACTCCATCCGGGCGCGGCGGCTGCCGCTGAGCGGGAGGAAGCAAGCCCGGCCCACGTAGAGGGGCTTGGTCGATTTGAAAGCTGTGTCTTTGCCGGTGAAGCGGCGGAGTTCCTTTTCAAAGAAATTCATAGCGTACCTCCTGATTTGAAAGATTGGGGATCGGCTTCCCGCGACCGGGTTGCCCCGGTTTCGGCTCGGCGCCTCCGAGCTGCTCATCGGGCGGGCTGAGGTGCGAGGAGCATGAAGGTCTTGCCCTTCGCCTTGATTTCGTAGCCGTAGAGGTCGGGCAAGACCCGGTTGAAGGATTGCTTGTTGATGCGGGTTATGCTTTCGATATCCTCCAGCCTACAGGTTTTCATGCGGGGCTGCTTGCGGACGTAGCGGAGGGCTGCGCATTTGAAAGCATCGCTCAGTTCCCTGCGGTTGCGCTGGTTGCGCAGTTTCCAGCGGTCGAATCGCTTCTGATCGATGGCGCTGCCGGTTTCCATGTCGGTGAAGTACTCGTCCGTCACCTTGGCGAACTTGATTTCAGAGAGAATCTCAAGCCGGTTGTTCCAGATGATGTAGGCGGAGCGGAAGGTTCGAAAATCGAGCTTCTCGGTGCAGCGCCCGACGGCCAGCCGCAGATGGTCGGGAACGTCGCCGTATCCGCTTTCACTCTCCAGCAGGACGCGAAGCGTGTCGCAGCCCTTGCGCAGGTCGACGTGGGCGATTTCGCCCTGGCTGCCACCCATGGTGGCGGGGTTGATTTGGTAGCCCTGGGCCAGAAGTTCGGCCACCTTCGCGGTGAAGGCGCGGTCGATATCATTGCGGTTCATACGGATACCTCCTTGATTTGAAAGAGTTGGGGAGTGGCTCCCGCGACCGGCAGTCATGAGGACCGCGCGGTTTCGGCCCGTGCCAAAGGCCATCGTCAGGCGGGTCAGAGCAGGTGCTTTCGGAAAAAGTCGGTGATTTCGTTCCGATACATATCGTCCATGAAAAGCTGGGCGCACCGGCGGGCAAGCCTGCCCAGGTACTCAGCCTCGGTCAGCACCTCGGGCTCGGTGTAGTCCACCCAGCAAACCAGGAGCCGGTTATCGGGCAGGCGGTAGGCGCCCTCCACGTCAGGCCAGGATTCGGCTCTGGCGAGCAGGCTGGCGGTCATCGGGATTTCGTACTCAGGCAGGGTTGCCGTGAGCCGCTGGATGAACCGTTCCCTGGCTGTCCAGAGGTCTTGCACAAGGCCATACTCCGGTTCTTTGCAGCTGCACCCTTGAGGGATGCTGCGTGCAACCTCACAGGCTCTTTCGATGGCGCGCACGTAGTCTCGGGTCTTCTTCTTCATGGCCAGATCCCTCCTTCAGTTGAACCTGTAGATGATTTCCGCGCAGACGTCCTGGTCTTCCTCGAAGTAGGGCAGCTTGTCCCACCCGCGGTCAAAGCTGCACACGCAGGTGGTCCCGCGGGCAACCCAGAGCTTGCTGATACGACCCGGACCGTCGTCAAAGTCCAGCCCAAACTGGCTGGGTTCCGCAAAGTGCTTCACTTGGAAGCGATACTCCCCGTAGGTGCCGAAGGTCCAGTTGCCTTCGGTTTTGGTGACCTTGAGTTCCATGGTCAGACCTCCTGTGTCTAAAGTTTGCGGGCTTTCCGCGACGCGTTGTGGAACCGGCACTGCCGGCGCGTTTCGGCTGGGAGCCCTCCCAGCCATCCGGGGGCCGACCTTCGGCTCAGGCGGAGTTCGGGTCAAAGCGGGGGTGCGCGTTTCATGGGGGCTTCCTCCTTTCCTTTTTCCTTTCGGGCTTTCCGCTCGGCGCCGGGCGGAAAGGTTCGGTCGTTGGGGGCACCCAGAGAGCCTTCTCGAGCAGGCTGGCTGGGGCGGGTCGCCGGGGCGGGGTCGCGCGCTGGCTGCGGGCGGCCGGGGAGTTGGTCACGGTCGTTGGGGTGCCGCGCGGGGCGGCGGGGTTTTGCGCGGGGGCTTTTCCCCCGGCGCAAGCACAGTTTCGCTCTACCCGGCCGAAAAAGCAAGTTAACTAAAGGCGAACTAGTGGCGACGAAAACGTCGCCGGTTGTCGCCTTTTCGTAACAACTGCGCCTTTCGCGCGTATATAGGAAGCCGCCCGTTTTGTCGCGCCGCGCCGCCCCCTGGCGGCTCAGAGCCGGGTGAAGGGGTCGGCTTTTGCACTTCGCCGTGAAGAAGTCCGGGCGTAAGGGTCTGCTTTGGCGCTTCGCCGTGGCGAAGTTCGGGTGAAAGGGTCGGCTTTTGCGCTTCGCCGTGGCGAAGTCCGGGTGAAAGGGTCGGCTTTCGCGCTTCGCCGTAGAGAAGTCCGAGCAAAAAGGTCGGCTTTGGGGCCCAGGGGGCGGTTCGATCTCTGCGAACCTTTGGAAGGGGACCGCCGCCCCCTCTCGCGTGAATTTTCGCAAAATTGAAGTGATTTTTGCTGGCCAATTTGGCGCGGATTTGCCAGACAATAATTTGTAGTGAAAATTCCGGCCATTTCGGAAATTGCGCACAAAAATGGCCTTGAAGTGCAAAAAGTCCGATAGCGTCCTTTTGATAATCAGAGAGAGGTGTTTGCTGTGAGAACAGACATGAATATACAGGTGATTCCTGTAGAAAAGCTGAAGCCCGCGAAATACAATCCGCGCAAGAATCTGAAGCCGGGTGATCCTGCCTATGAAAAAATCCGGCGCTCCATCCATGACTTCGGGTATGTTGACCCGATTATATGGAACGAGGTGACCGGGAATATTGTCGGCGGCCATCAGCGGTATAAGGTGCTGAAGGCAGAGGGCGCAGCGGAGCTGCCCTGTGTTGTGGTACATATTGAAAATGACAACGATGAAAAGGCGCTGAACATTGCGCTCAATAAGGCTGTAGGTGAATGGGAACCTGTTGCCCTGGCAGATTTGCTTTCAGAGCTGCAGGCGTCCGGCTATGACCTGGATGCCACTGGCTTTGACGCCGCGGAAGTGGACGATCTGTTCTCGCAGGTACATGACAAGGAAATCAAGGATGATGATGATTTCGATGAATCCGCCGAACTAGAGAAGCCCTGTTTCTCGCAGTTGGGAGATATCTGGCATCTGGGCAGGCATCGCGTGATCTGCGGGGATTCCACGCTGCCGGGAACCTATGAACGGCTGCTGGGCGGCGAAAAGGTTAACCTGGTCTGCACGGATCCGCCCTATTTGGTTGCACTGGAGAGTTCTGTGGGAAAAATCAAAAACGATGATCTGAACGACCGGGACGGCTATGATTTTCTGTTCAGTGCGTTTCGACAGTTTCACGACGCCATGGCCCCCGATGCGTCCATCTATGTATTCTATGCCACCGCCAAGGCGCGTGTTTTCCATGACGCCTATGAGGATGCGGGCTTTAAGGTGGGCGCGGGCCTTGTCTGGAAGAAGGACAGGCTTGTGCTGACGCGGACGGATTGGAAATACAACCATGAGCCGCTCATCTGGGGGTGGAGAAAGGACGGCAGGCATCGCTGGTACGGAGACCAAAAGCAGACAACGGTATTCGAGTTTGACCGCATTAAGAACGCCAAAGAGGACGGACATGGCCATCCGTCCAGCAAGCCGGTTCCCCTGATAGCATATTTGGTTAAGCAGTGTACGCAGACGAACGGTTTGGTGCTGGACGGCTTCCTGGGCTCCGCCTCCACGCTGATCGCCTGTGAACAGCTGAACCGTGTTTGCTTCGGCATTGAGGTGGAACCCAAATTCGTGGATGTTGCGGTTCGTCGCTACGTTCATGCGAAAGAGGGCGACGTGCGGGATGTGTATGTCATGCGCAGCGGAGAGAAACTCCCCTTCGAGGCAGTTGTTCCCATAGAGAAAGCAGAAGAAAGCGAAAAGTAATCGGAGGACAGCCTCCTGCGCGGAAGGAGGTGATTGGTCATGGCGAAGCGCGGAAGAAAACCCAAGCCCACGGCGCTGAAAAAGCTGGAAGGCAATCCAGGCAAGCGGCAGCTAAACGCGTATGAGCCGCTGCCGCCCATCACGCAGCTGCGATGTCCGAATTACCTTTTGCCGGAGGCGAGGAAAGAATGGCGAAGGCTCGCGCCGGCACTGATCAGTATGGGTGTGTTGACAGTCGCGGACGCCGTTCCATTCGCGGCATATTGCACGGCCTATGCCCGCTGGCGGGAGGCGGAGGACATGATCACCAAGCATGGTTCCATCTATAAGGATCCCAAGGGGTATCCGAGGGCGAATCCGTATGTAGCGATTGCAGCGCATCATCTGCGCGAGATGAAGTCGCTGGCCGCGGAGTTCGGTCTTACCCCGGCAAATCGTACCGCCATGATCGCAAACGCCCTCAGCGTTGCCAAAAGCGTACAGGACCCCATGGAGCGAATCTTGACGTCTGATGTAGATGATGCGATAATTATTGAAGGCGGCAGTAACTTTTCCGATGATTATGAAGTAACGGAGGATACAGGCAATGACACCGAATAACATACGCGGGGTGTTTGATTATGAGGCTCTGTACCGACAGGGACTCGATAAGCTTTCATCCAGTAGGAGACACAGCGAGAAGGAGATCCGCATGCTGAAGATCGCGTGTGAGAACTTATCAAAGCTGGAACAGGAAGAACGCCATTTCGCTGAGATGGAGCGGTTGAACGACACGGAAGGCGGATGGAGCGACGCCAAGCGGCTGAAAGCCGAACAGTCGCTGGTAAAACGCTGGCGGGCGTATCAGTTAGATGCAGTCCGATACAGTTGGATTCCCATCAGCAGACGTGAAGTGGTTGATTACTGCGTTTCCGCAGGTGATAAGTCCGCAGAGATGAACGCGGATTCCGCTGACACGATGGAGCAGTTGCTTCGGGAGAGCCAAATCCGTATGGGAATCTCTCAGGAAGGTAGTAAGGGTGAATACAAGGGAACCCTCATGGACGTTCTGAATGTCGACAAGCCTGTTCAGTTTGTTCATGTGGCTGCCTTGGATATCCCGAACCAGAACGAACGAAATCCGAACGAAAATACGTAATAGCACTCTATAGGTGTAGGTACGTCCCAAAGGAGGGAAGCGTATTGGAAAAGGTAAAAAAGCCAGCATATGAACCGACACGCTTCATGCTCCCTACATCGCACTACGATAAGCGAAGAGCTGACCGCGCGGCTGGCTTTATTCAAGGACTGAAGCATACCAAGGGAGTATGGGCGGGCAAGCCGTTCATCCTGTTTCCGTGGCAGGAGCAGATTATCCGTGATCTGTTCGGTACGATCAAGGAAAACGGATACCGCCAGTTCAATACTGCGTTTGTAGAGATCTGCAAAAAGGCTGGCAAGAGCGAGCTGGCGGCGGCTGTAGCGCTATATATGCTCTGTGCAGATGCGGAGGAGGGCGCGGAAGTGTATGGTTGCGCCAATGATCGTCAACAGGCGTCCATCGTCTTTGACCTTGCAAGGGACATGGTGCTACAATCGCCTGTCCTGAAAGAAAGAATCAAAATCATAGAGTCGCAGAAGCGCCTGGTCTATATGCCAACAAGGAGCATATACCAGGCGCTTTCAAGTGACGTCGCATCCAAGTATGGTTACAACGTCCATGCTTGTATTTTCGATGAGCTACTGGGTCAGCCAAACAGAAAGCTCTATGACGTCATGACCAAGGGTTCCGGCGCTGCCCGAAAGCAGCCGCTGAACTTTGTCATCACGACAGCCGGTTCCGACAGAAACAGTATTTGCTATGAGGTGCATTCCAAGGCCATCGACTTGCTGGAGGGCAGGAAGAAGGACTCAACCTTCTATCCAGTCGTGTACAGCGCGCCGGAGACTGCGGATTGGACAGACCCGAAGGTGTGGATGGCGGCAAATCCTTCCCTGGGCAGAACGGTGGATCTGTCCTATTACGAGGGACGCTGCGAAAGCGCCAAGGAGAATCCCGCTGAGGAGATCCAGTTCAGGCAATTCCACCTTTGCCAATGGACGAATACCTCCGTCCGCTGGATGCCCATGGAGAAGTGGGACGCCTGCCGCGCTGATTTCACACCCCGGATGCTGGAAAGTCGAGTCTGCTATGCCGGTCTCGACCTTGCGAGTACCTCCGACCTTACGGCGCTGGTGCTGGTTTTCCCTCCCGTGCATGATGACGAGCCGTACTATGTGCTGCCGTACTTTTGGCTTCCGGAGGAGACGCTGCAGCTGCGTGTGCGCCGCGACCATGTCATGTACGATATATGGGAGCGCGAGGAGCATATCATGACCACCGAGGGCAATGTCGTTCATTACGGCTTCATCCAGCAGTTCATTAACGATCTGCATCAGCGGTACAACATCCTTGAGATCGCTTTTGACCGCTGGAATGCCGGTATGATGGTGCAGGCTCTGGAGGATGATGGCTTTACCATGGTGCCCTTCGGGCAGGGCTTTGCCAGCATGTCCGCCCCGACCAAGGAACTGATGCGCCTCGTGCTGGAAAAGAAGCTCGCCCACAATGGGCATCCCGTCCTGCGCTGGAACATGGACAACATCTTCGTGCGCACGGATCCCGCTGGCAACATCAAGATCGATAAGCAGAAGTCCACGGAAAAAGTGGACGGCGCCGTTGCCCTGGTGATGGCGCTGGATCGTGCTATGCGCAACAACAAAGGCGGATCGGTCTATGATCATCGCGGATTGCTCATTTTGGACTGAAACAATGATCATATGCCCGATTCTGTTCAAGAAATGTTCCTGAATTGCACACATGACTACGCTTATCGCCAGTTTTGATCGTGAAATGACTGCGAAATTCGCCATGCTTACGCTCAAGACCGGCGAAGAAAGGAGTCCTCAATGCCCAGAAAACCGAGGCACCCGTGCCGTCATCCCGGCTGTCCCAATCTCTCAGACGGCATCTACTGCGAAGAACATCGCGGGTTGTACGTCCGTGAGAGCGCGGCGGAGCGGGGCTACGACAAGAAGTGGGAGAAAGCCAGAAAAGTGTTTCTCTGGCGCAATCCGATGTGCGCGTCGTGCATGGCGGAAGGAAGGCTTACCCCAGCGACCGTTGTTGACCACATCGTTCCACACAGGGGCGACAAGCGCCTGTTTTGGGATGAGGGCAACTGGCAGTCGCTTTGTAAAAAGCATCACGACAAGAAGACTGGATTGGGGTTGTAAAAAGACCGATTGGGGCTTTAAAAAATTCCTGTTGCGGCCGATGACGAAACGTGGTATAATAATCCCACAAGGAGGTGGGATGATGTCGCAGTGTATTCCGATTCGTGATTTGAAGAACACGACCGAAATATCCCAGATGTGCAAAACGGCGCGGGAGCCGATCACCATCACGAAGAACGGCTATAGGGATATGGTGATCATGAGCGCGGAGATGTATGACAAAATCCGATTGTATACGGTCTACGAGAAACTCATGGAGGCGGAGGCTGACATCGAGGAGGGGCGCGTGAAGAATGCCAGGGCTTCCCTTGGTTCGTTGAGGGAGAAATATGGCTTATAAACTGATCGTCACGGCCCATGCCGAGGCAGACATCGATGAACATATCGGCTACATTGTTGAAGAACTCCGCAATCCCAAGGCTGCCAGCGATCTTCTGGATGTAATCGAGAAGCATTACGATCAGCTGGAAGCGAATCCTTACGTCTACGCCATATGTCAGCAGACGCTGCTCAAAGTCCGGGAATACCGCAAGGTTATCATCAACGGATATATCATGATTTTCCGAATTGACGATGAACGAAAGACGGTCTTCATAGAACGCTTTTTCAGCAGACTGGAAGACTACGCAAGCAAGCTGTAATCCGTGAGAGATATGCACTTTACCGACAAGGTGAGGTGCATTTTGAAAAATACGAATGTGTCCGCGTTTATCACGGCGTCCAAATGGATTTCTCATAGAGAAAGCAGATGCCGGCACGCTGTTTTGCAGAGGGAGAAAAGCGCAATGAAGAATCATATTCGGGTGGATGGCCGTCTGTTGCAGACAAACAAGAAATGGAGCCATCTGAAGGAAAAACAGAAGACGTGGATCATGGAGACAGCAAAGCGGGAGTATGACCGCTTTGTGCGTGAGCGTGAAAAGCTCCCCGTACATGGTTCCAAACAGCAGCTCAATGAACATATCTATGAGTTGATTGAAGGAAAGGGCATCTGGATTCCATATGGGGAAGTTAAGCGCGTGCTTGACGCGCGTATTGCGCATTGGAACAGAATAGCGGAACGAGCAGTTGACGCTGCGGAAACTGATGAAAAAGAAGTGGCGGATGCGCAGTCAACTGAATGATAGACCTGATTAACAGCATAAAGCACTTTGGCTATTTTGCCAGAGTGCTCTTCTTTACCCTTTTCAAGGAGGCCAATATGAGAAATCCATTCAAACTGCTCTTCCGCGCGCGGGACGAGCCCAAGCCCACGGATGCAGTCAGCGCCGCGCCGGTGTTCTACTTCGGCTCATCCGCCAGCGGCAAGCCGGTCAACGCACGGACGGCGATCCAGATGTCCACGGTTTACGCCTGCGTCCGTGTCATCGCGGAGACGGTGGCCAGCCTGCCGTTTCATGTGTATGAGGAAACGGACAAGGGCGCGATCAAGGCGGTGGATCATCCGCTGTACCGCATCCTTCACGACGAACCCAACAGCGAGATGACCAGCTTCGTCTGGCGGGAGACAGCCATGACGCACCTGCTCCTGTGGGGCAACAGCTACAGTCAGATCCTTCGCAATGGGCGCGGGCACGTTCTGGGCTTGTATCCGCTTTTGCCGGATCGCATGGAGGTGGACAGGGACGCGGGCGGCAGACTGACCTACACCTACACCACTACTGAGGGCATGACCCACCGCCTTCGTCCAGAGGATGTACTGCACATCCCCGGCCTGGGCTTTGACGGCATCATGGGCTACAGCCCCATCGCGCTGGAGAAGAACGCCATCGGTCTGGGCATCGCCGCCGAGGAGTACGGCAGCAAGTTCTTCGCCCATGGCGCGACTCCCTCCGGCGTGCTGACTCACCCCAATACGGTGAAGGATCCG